CATTAACCTTTACTGGGGCAATTCTCGGATACCTCTTCGCTATTTGCCCTGGTCTAATTTCACAGCGCAGTTGCGGTACTGGCAAAACTATGTGGGTAGACCCGTTTGCTTTTCAGTGTACGGTCAACAACAAATCTACATTGCCCCCATCCCAGATCAGCAATACTACATTGAAGTAGACACCAACATATTGCCCAATCCTTTGTCATTGAGCAGTCCAAATACTGTTGACAACATCATTGATCCGTATTCAACGGCTGTGCAATACTATGCAGCGTACAAAGCCAAGTTTTACGAACAATCTTACGGTGAGTCTGAAATTTTCAAACAACAATACGATAAACACATTTTGAACATACTCAACAGTGTGTTCACGAGAAGAATTCCTGATCCTTATAGTTCTGGAGGTTAAACATGGCCTCCGCAGAACAAAAGAAATCTTATGCGGTCATTAAGAACTTTAAAGGTCTTGACACCAAGGCCAATAGGACCGCTATTGATAAAGATGAGTTTTATTGGATAGAAAATGCCATGCCTATTGGGGCTGGCAATATGCGTATCATTCCCACCAGTTCTAACGTCAGCAACGCTGGCAATAGTGTGGTGTTTACCAGTAACGTCACAGCTCTTTATTCTGCCAATATCAACGATGATTATGTTGTTGCTTTTGAGTCAGACGGTAGCGCACAAGGCTATGATTTACAAGGCAATGCGATGGTAACCATTGCAAGTGCTGGAACTTTATCAAACACGGGTGTAGCAGCTGCTCAATATCAAAACACAGACCTTTTCATTGGTGACCCTACCAAAGGTTTGTACGACTGGAATGGTACAAGTTTAATTCCTGTTGGTTCTGTTGGCCTGATTGCAATTACAAACCCTGGCATCAATTACACATCTGCCCCTAACGTCACCATTTCTGCCCCAGACAATGCAAACGGAGTACAGGCAACGGCTGTTTCTAGCATTACATCTGGTTCTGGCGGTGTTTTAAGCATTCAGATGACCAACACGGGTTCAGGCTATACGTCTGTTCCCAAAGTCATTATTAGTACACCTGATGTACAAGGTGGAAACACAGCTGTTGGTGCAGCCACCATTTCTGGTGGCAATGTGGTTGCCATTTCTGTAGTTTCACCTGGTTCTGGTTATCTCAATCCCCCGTCTGTGACCATTTCTGGGGGTGGTGGCTCTAGTGCAACTGCTAACGCAACCTTATCCACAGGAATTGTTAACTCAATTACACTCACAAATGCGGGTAGTGGTTACATCAATCAGCCTAGTGTGACCATATCGGGCGGTGGTGGAACAAATGCGTCTGCCATTGCGGAATTGGTGACTTTTGCCACAAGTACAGTGTCTATTCAAGTCAATAACGGGGGCACAGGATACGGTCCTTATGGCAATTTAGCGGTCACCATTACAGGTGGAGGCGGTACAAATGCCAATGCCACTGCCATTATTAGTGGCAACGTGGTCACAGAAGTGATCATGAACAATTATGGTTCTGGCTACACCTCACCACCATCTGTAAGTATTTCTGGCGGTACTGGAACGGGTGCAAACATCAGTGCAACTGTTAATACCAACAAAATTGTGGATGTAGCCACATTTAGCGGTCGTGTTTGGGTGGCAGCTGGGCGCACAGTGTACGCATCTGCCTCTACAAGCCCCACAGATTTCACATCTGTATCCGCTGTAGCGTTCAACATTACAGACAGTACGCTACACGGCAACATTCAGGGCTTGTTGTCAGCCAATAACTTTTTGTATGTGTTTGGCGATGACAGTATCAACGTGTTTTCTGACCTTCAGGTGACTTCTACAGGGGCCACGGTGTTCACCAACACCAACGTCAGTGCATCTATTGGTACTAAACGGATTTACGCCATATTCCCGTATTTCAGGTCCGTTTTGTTCATGAACGACTACGGTATTTATGCCCTTGTCGGTTCTACAACAACCAAAATTTCAGACCCGCTAGACGGTATTTTTCCTTACATAGACTTCAGCAAGCCTGTAACGGCTGGTCAAGCACTGCTTAACAACATCTTGTGTGCGGTGTTTAACTTCTATGTAAACAGTTCTTTCCCTATTGGACCTAGTGGATCACGCTACATACAAGCTGTGTTCTTTGAAAAGAAGTGGTTTATCACCAGTCAGGGTAACATTCAATATGTGACCTCTGTACCTTATACAGGCACAGTCAACTTGTACGGTACAGATAATAATAAAGTATTAAAACAACTGTACAAAGACAGTTCTAGTCCGATCAGTAGTTACATCCAGACTGCTTTGCAAGACATGGGTGATCCTATTCGTACCAAGCAAGCATTGAAATTTGCAGTTGAGGCAACGGTGTCAACAGGCGGTATTTTCAATGTCACAATAGACTCAGAAAATGGGGCTAGTCCGTCTTACACATTGTCTAACGAAATTAGCTGGACAAACAATATAGGTTCGTTTATAGGTTGGACAAATAGTTCAGGTGCAACGATAATTTGGACTACGCAAACGGGATATTATCTGTACAAGTCAGATGCTGAGCAGTACGGTAAGTATTTAGGGTTAACCATGACCAGTAATTCTGCTGCGTTCATCGTTAACACATACGAGTTTGAACATGAATTAAGAGTGAGGTTCTAAAATGCCAGTAACGTATACATTTGCAAACGCAACCGCTGCAATACTTTTATCGCAACTAGACAACAACTTTGCCACGCCCATCACAATTGGTAACGTAGCAGTTCAGTTGGGTAATACAGTCAGCACCATAGGTAACGTCACTCTTTCTAACGCAACCATTAGTTCACTTAGTGCACCTATTACACCAGCTGAAGGTGGAACTGGACTTGTTACGATCACGGCTAACAATGTGATGTTAGGTAATGGAACCAGCAATGTGCAAGTTGTAGCTCCAGGAACATCTGGAAACGTGTTGACCAGCAATGGAACAACATGGTTGTCTCAAACTGCATCTACAACAACACCTGGCGGTTCTAATACTCAAGTTCAATATAACAATAGTGGCGCATTTGGTGGATCATCTAATTTCACATTCAACGGCACTACGGTGACGATGGCAAATGATGCGTCCATTCATGGATTGACTGTTGGTCAAGGTGGTGGTAGTGTAGCTGCAAGCACAACTGTTGGTTATCAAGCTGCAAACTCAAATACTACTGGTCAAAACGATGTATTTGGCTATCAAGCACTTTATACAAACACAACAGGAAACTATAACTTTGCTGCTGGTGCATTAGCACTTAATAAAAACACAACTGGTTCGTCAAACATTGGTATTGGAACAGCAACTTTATATAACAACACCACAGCCTCTAACAACACAGCAGTAGGATATCAAGCTGGATATAGCAATACAACTGGAGCACCTAATACATTTATTGGCTATCAATCTGGATATGCAAACACCACAGGAACAGATAATACGGCAGTTGGCGCATCTACTTTAAATTCAAACACTACAGGAGATACAAGTGTTGCGGTTGGTGAATTTGCATTAACTTCGCAAACAACAGCTTCGACAAATACTGCTGTTGGTCTTCGAGCACTTAATGGGACAACTACAGGTGGGAGCAATTCTGCTATGGGCGGTTTTGTTATGCGTTTAAATACAACTGGAACACAAAATTGTGCTTTTGGTTATCAAGCCTTGTATAACAATACAACCGCATCAACTAATACTGCTGTAGGTTATCAAGCTGGAACAACAAATACAACAGGAGCAGGAAATTTATTTCTTGGTTGTGGGGCTATTGGTAATTCTGCAACAGACAATTATGAAATTGTGCTTGGATACAATGCAACTGGCAAAGGTTCATCAACAGGATTTATCAATCCAAACTCAGGTGGCGTATATCAAGGCAACAACTCTACTCTTTGGTCAGTTACATCAGATCAAAGATTAAAGAAAAACATTGTTGATAACACAGTTGGTTTGTCTGCTATTACACAAATTAAAGTTCGTAATTTTGAATATAGACTTCCTGATGAAATAACAGAATTAGATAAATCAAATGCTGTAAACATCACAGGTGTGCAACTTGGCCCTATTGCCCAAGAAATTGCACAAGTTTTACCCGATTGCGTAAAAACAGAATCTACAGGTGTTATGTCTGTGGATTCAAGCAATGTAATATGGCATTTGGTTAACGCAATTAAAGAACTAAATGCTGAAGTTCAAACCCTTAAATCTAAAGTAGGAGCTTAAAATGACCGACATCGTAGAAACCCCAACAGCAGAACAAATTGCCAAGAATTACTCTGCTGCAATGGATTCCGTTAACCTCATCAACGGCGCAAAGCCTGAGAACGAAACAGACGCAGAATGGGCAGCCACTCTGCAAAGAAACAAAGCACATTTAGAAATCATGGTAGCCAAGACTTATTGGACTACTGAAAATTTGCAACCATTCCATGATGCAATAGCCAAGGTTAATTAAAATGTCCGTATCTGCACCATTTGCCCCATCTGGTAACACTGTAGTCATTACAGCGTCTACCATTGCAACCGCACCCGTACAGATCACATCCAGTACGCTTGGGGGAAACCAATACAGGATCATCAACAGTGGTACTGTTACTGCATTTTTGGGTTATGGGCAAACATCTGCTCTTGCAACTGCTGGTGCGGTGATTCCTACAACAACTCAAAACAATTGTTTAGCACTTTTGCCTGGCACAGATGAAATCATCACGTTTGTACCCAACGCTTACTTTAGTGCAAACGTAGCTACAGGGAACGCAACAATTTACATTGTTTGCGGAGATGGAGACTAATCATGTTAAAGACAGTATCTAGTGTTGGTGGAGGTTCTTCTGGTTTTCCTATTACATTAGGAAATACAACCATTGCTGCTGGCAGCACAACCACGACATTGGGTAATTTGACTTTAAACAATGTCATCATTAACGGTACAACTGAGAACAATGTTCAGTTTAGCAATGTAACGGTTATTAGTGGAACAATTGGCAATGTCACAATGTCCAATGTCACAATTCAAAGTGGCAATGCAACACTCACCAATGTTACTGCTCAAAATCATATTGCAACCGCTAACATTTATGCAAACGTAACAGCTGGTGCATTTTCTTACGGAACACTTGGCTATTCAGATGTTGGAATT